CGCGACAAGGTCGGTAGGGTTCACCCTCTCTCTCGGAAAGAACTTCGTTCACTCCCGATACATGACGGTCAACTCCCTCCCCATTGTCTTCGACGAATCAACCCCTGCCCGTCTGGTCAAGACCGGTCGGATTACCTCGTGGACTCTCTCTGAACCGTTCTCGGAACAGCTCTCCATTCCAACCAAGATTCCCTGGGCGGACTTGGATGAGCTCGATGAGACGCACCCTTGGGTGTTCAAGAAGAGTCACAAGTTCCGTGTCCTCGGATACATCAACTTGGGACTCCTCATGAACCTTGCAGAAACAACCGACGAGCGGGGCCGTCACGGCCTCGTCCCCCTATCCTCATGGTATGAATGGGCAGTAATTGGTGCAATGGACCCTGTAAGGGCCCACAACCTCTTTCTCCACTACCACAAGGAAGGGATCAACCGTCAGACTCGTTTCGGCAAATGGACCCTCAACCTCTTCGCTCATCCGCTTCTTGGGGGCCTTGGATTCAAGGTTCCCGAGGGTGTGACCCCTCGGTTCTCTGAACCCCAGCGACACCTCGCGTACCGCCTTCTTGAAGCGGCCAAGCAGGAGTTCGTGGGACCAGCCGAGGATCATCCTCTTCGACCTTTCACGCGCCTGACGGCGATCAATACCGTGGAGACGTCTATCGGGACACTCGGAGCCCGTCGATTCATTTCGGCAACTCTGGATGCCCCTGTAGGCCCGCTCGAAGATGGCCGCTCGCAGTTTGACTCCGACTTTACAGTCCGAGCCAACCCACTCGTGGTTGACTACTTCGAGCCGGAGCCCACTGAATTGGTGGCCTCCTGTCGACTCTCAAACGACGAACTCCGCCGGCTCCTCAAGGGGTCGAACCATGGCCGCAAGGACCTTCTCCCCATTGGGGAGATGACCACCTTCCCCTATCGAATTGTCACTTACAAACCGAAAGAGGAAGAAGTCGTCCCTGCCGCCGCGGAGTCAGCTCCCATCGAGTCACCCCCATCTCCTCCGGCCATCGTCGTCGAGCTGGAGTCCTGGGAATACTTGCCGGTGGTATCCCGGCCCTTCACCGCTTCTGACCTTCGCGAGACATCGCGAACCCTGAAGTCCATCAAGACATGCCCGACCTCAACGGTCAAGGCTCGTCTCCGAGAAGACTACCGAGTTCGTGCCTCACAAGGCCTCCTCCCAGACTATACACCTTCCCGAACGGGTAGGTATTCAAGAAAGGGAGGGAACAAGTGGTAAAGGGCGAACCGTCCTGCCATGAGTCAGTTACTCTAGGGAGTCCACGCGTAGTTCATTCTGGCCCAAAACGGTGCCCCTCAGGGCTTAATACTTCCGTACTAACCAAAATGTCGAACGACTGCACGGCGCCTTCAGATTTTCATCTGTGACGCGTGGATGTACAGTCTCCGAATTGTATCGGGTCTTCCCCACAATACAATAGCATGACTCGAAAGAATCAACAACAACCACTTAGGCAAAAGCGCCTACCCAGTCGTCCCGCCCGCATCCGCGGCCGTGGTGACTACACCACCGAGGTTCAGTCGATCTCGGACCCTGCCCGTCGTCTCGAGGCCAAAATCGATCACCTCGAGAGGTCCCTCGTTAAGAAGAACCTCACGAAGCTCGATGCAGCCTCAACGATCGGCAGAACCCTGGGAAACTTCGTCAACCAGGGTGACCTCGGTGCTTACGCAGCGTCGTCACTGGCGAAGTACTTCGGGCACGGCGATTATCGAGTTAAATCGAATTCGCTCATGGCCGGAGACACCCACGTCGGAGCAACCTTTCACAAGGATGGACCACGTGGAACGAGAATCACAGAGCGAGAGTTCATTGGAGACATCCGATCAGGTTCGATCGTCGGCGGTTCCACTATTTTCAATAGTCGAACCTTCGACATCAATCCAACCAATGCGGAATTATTCCCATGGCTCTCTCGACTCGCTCCTCTCTACGACCAGTG